AGAAAGTTACGGAGAAAGGGAATCCCATCGTTGACGAGGCTGTTCTAGACACCATTGACCTGCCAGAGGCTAGGTCCATTAGTGAGTACTTGATGCTACAAAAGAGATACGCACAGGTCCACTCATGGCTAGAACATGTGCAGGACGACGGGAGAGTTCATGGTCGTGTCATTAGCAACGGCGCAGTCACTGGACGTATGACCCACCAGAGTCCCAACATGGCTCAGGTCCCAGCAAGCCACAGCCCCTACGGGCACGAGTGTCGCTCCTGCTGGACTGTACCTGTTGGGAAGGCTTTGGTTGGCTTTGACGCTTCTGGGTTGGAACTTAGAATGCTGGCACACTACATGGACGATAAGGAGTTTACCAATGTCCTCCTCACCGAAGATATACACACAAGAAATCAACTGGCTGCGGGGCTGGAAACAAGACCTCAAGCTAAAACTTTCATCTACGCTTTCCTCTACGGAGCAGGAGACGCAAAGATTGGAACCATCGTTGGAGGAAGCGCAAAGGACGGCGCAGATCTTAAACGACGATTTCTATCAAATACACCTTCTCTTGAAAGTCTACGAGACCGCGTTGCTAGAGCATCTGGGCGAGGCTATCTCACAGGACTTGATGGACGTAGACTTAGAGTTCGATCTGAGCATGCTGCACTGAACACACTGCTTCAGGCGGCAGGGGCTATCGTGATGAAGCAAGCCTTGGTCACTTTGGACGACTACGCACGACAGTGGAAACTTGACTATAAATTCATAGGTAACATACATGACGAAGTACAATCGGAGGTGGCTGCAGACCAAGCAGAGAAGTATGGCTGGCTCGCAGTGGAGTGCCTCAAGGCGGCAGGTGTGGAGTTCAACCTCCGATGTCCCCTTGACGGAGAATACAAAGTTGGAACAACGTGGGCAGAGACTCACTGAGGTAAACGTATGAAGAGCGTGTACACATTGGTCTCTGACATCTACAAACTGATGGAGACAAAAGAAGTAGCAGAAGGCGTGGACCTAGAGGCTAACATTGAACTCTTCGGTGAGAACGTCAAGGAACTCATGCGTAATGAGTTTGGTGGCCGCAAGAGAGACGGACGTAAGCTACGCATGTCCAACATTGGGCGAGAAGACCGTTACCTCTGGAATGTCTACAATGACGTAGAGAAGTCCGACGACATACAGGGTCATACCTATGTCAAGTTTCTTTATGGTCACCTCATTGAAGAGATGCTATTGTTCCTAACTAGAGCCGCAGGTCATGAGGTAACGGATGAACAGAAAAAGTGTGAAGTTAATGGCATTACAGGTTCGATGGACTGTAAAATCAATGGTATTGTTACTGACGTTAAGAGTGTGTCAACTTATGGGTTTAGGAAATTCAAAGATGGTACACTGGCTTATGACGACCCATTTGGCTACGTGGCTCAAATTAAAGGATACGCATATTCAGAGGGTGCTTCTAAATTTGGATGGTTAGCTATGGACAAGCAGAATGGTCATCTGACGTACCTTATGTACGATCAGGAGGACACTCAGGCCCCTGTCTATGACCTTATCAGCTATGACATATCGGAGCGCATTGACCACGTAAAAAAGCTAGTGGAGCATCCAACCCCACCCGACGTATGCTACGGCACTATCGCAGATGGAAAGAGTGGGAACCAGAAACTCGCCGTCGGATGCTCCTACTGTTCCTACAAAAAGGTATGTTGGCCTACCGTTCGCGCCTTCGCCTATTCTTCAGGTCCAAGATATTTAACGGAGGTTGTTAATGAGCCGAAGGTCCAAGAAATCACGCTTTCGTAGCACATTTGAAGAAGACGTTTCTAAACTACTAAAGGGTTTTGACTATGAGCCGTTCACCGTCCCCTACACCATTCAGCGCAGTTATCGTCCTGATTTTGTTCACAGCGCCTCTGGTGTTCTCGTGGAGTGCAAAGGATACTTTAGAGACGGAGACACCAAGAAGTACACCAGTGTCAGAGATAGTTTGCCAGCAGGACAAGAACTAGTGTTTGTCCTCATGGCACCTAACAAGAAGATACGCAAGGGGGCTAAAATGACTATGTCAGAATGGTGTGACAAAGAGAACATTTTATGGTATACTATAGAGACACTACAGGAGTTGATTGACCATGTCGCTAACACTAGAGGAAGTTAAGGAACGCCTCTTGAAAACCTTTGACCCAGACGACCTACTGGAGGCCCTACAGATAACCTCAGAGCAGATACTGGAAAGGTTTGAGGACAAGCTAATCAACAGACTGGATGTGTTTGAACAAGAGCTAGAGGAGGAAGAAAATGAGTATTGATGACGCGACTCCCGAAGAGTGGGACACAGTTAGAGCACTGAACAACCTGTCCATTAGGAAGCCGAAGCAGGTAGACCCTGTGGAGCAACCTGACCACTACAACAAGGGAGCAATCGAAGCCATCGAAGCAATCAAAGCGTCCATGCCTGAACACGAGTTCAACGGTTATCTCAAGGGTAACGCACTGAAGTACCTCTGGCGCTACGACTACAAAGGGAAACCAGTGGAGGACTTGCGTAAGTGCCGCTGGTACATTGAACGACTAATCAAGGAATTAAATTAATGGACGCATATCAACAGTACATTCACAAGTCACGGTACGCTCGTTACCTACCAGAGGAACAGCGGCGGGAGACTTGGGAAGAGACAATCGACAGATACCTAAACTTCTGGATTGAGAAAGGCAGGCTCACTCTTGAGGAGGCCAACGGTATCTTTTCTGACATCCACAACTTAGATGTCATGCCTTCTATGAGGGCGCTTATGACTGCAGGAGAAGCGTTGGACCGTGACAATGTCGCTGGGTTTAACTGCTCCTACTTACCTATAGACCACCCTAAAGCGTTTGACGAGATGATGTACGTCCTAATGTGTGGTACTGGCGTAGGGTTCAGTGTCGAACGTCAGTACATCAGTAAGCTACCAGAAGTAGCGGAGGACTTTCATGCCACAGATACAATTATACATGTCGCTGACAGCAAAATTGGTTGGGCCAAGGCTTACAGAGAACTTATCAGCCTGCTCTATTCGGGCCAAGTTCCAAAATGGGACGTGTCTGGAGTACGACTTGCAGGGGCAACCCTTAAAACTTTCGGAGGTAGAGCAAGTGGTCCAGAACCTCTTGTCGATCTGTTTAAGTTCACCGTTGACGTCTTTCGGGAAGCTGCTGGACGTAAACTTAGCTCCATCGAATGTCACGATCTCTGCTGTAAGATTGCACAGATCGTCGTTGTCGGGGGTGTCCGTAGGTCCGCTCTCATCAGTCTGTCTAATCTTACCGACGATAGACTTAGACGGTGCAAATCAGGACAGTGGTGGCAAGATAATCCACAACGTGGTTTAGCCAACAACTCAGCATGTTACACAGAGAAGCCAGACTTTGAGGCATTCCTAAATGAGTGGAAAAGTTTATACGAGTCCCGCTCCGGAGAACGAGGTATGTTCTCTAGAGTCGCAAGTCAAAAGCAAGCTGCAAGAAACGAGCGACGAGATGCTACCTATGATTTTGGAACTAATCCATGCTCAGAGATCATCCTCAGGCCCTACCAGTTCTGTAATCTATCAGAAGTTGTTGTCAGGGCGTCCGATACGTTGTCAGACCTCAAACGAAAAGTACGTGTTGCAGCTATCCTTGGGACTCTTCAGGCTACCTTAACTGACTTCCGTTACCTACGTAAGGTATGGCAACGAAACACCGAAGAAGAAGCACTGCTGGGTGTGTCGTTGACGGGTATTATGGATCATCCAACTCTATCAGGAAGGAGAGACAAAGGTGTACTCAAGACTTGGCTTACTGAACTCAAAGAAGAAGCGGTTAAAACTAATGCAGAATGGGCGAAACGTCTTGGTATTAATGTTTCTACCGCTATTACTGCTGTTAAGCCTTCCGGCACTGTGTCTCAGCTTGTTGATTCTGCTTCTGGTATCCATCCTAGATACTCAGATCAGTACATTAGACGAGTCAGAGCGGACTCAAGAGACCCCCTCTGTCAAGTCTTAGAGGCCGCAGGAGTGCCTGTAGAGG